CTACTATATGGAGCCTGGTATGCGTTTCAATCTTCTTACTTGATAGACGTCAGCGGGATTATTTTAATCTCGTTTTTATTCTGGAGTATTGAAAGTTTCCGTAATTTCATTACGCAGTATTTGCTCCGATTACAAATTAAACAACAATTTGGGACGTACGTTAGTCCAGACCTCGTAAAAAAATTACAGGAGGACCCAACATTGCTGAGATTGGGTGGGGAGACAAAACGACTCACTTTTCTTTTTTCAGATATTCGAGGATTCACACCAATTTCTGAAAAATACCAAAAAGACCCACAAGGTCTTACAAAATTAATAAACCGATTTTTGGATAATCAAACAGAAATCATACTAAAACATGGTGGAACAATCGATAAATATATGGGCGATTGTATCATGGCATTTTGGAATGCTCCACTTGATATAGAAGATCAAGAACGAAAAGCAACAGAATGTGTACTAGAGATGCGAGAAGCACTAGGAGAATTAAATGAAAAACTTAAAGAAGAAAATCTTGACCAAATACATACTGGAGCTGGAATCAATTCTGGCTTATGTGTTGTCGGCAATTTTGGTAGTAGTAGTCGTTTTGATTACTCTGTCCTAGGAGATGCTGTAAATCTAGCTGCTCGATTAGAGTCTTCATGTAAGAACTACGATGTCGACCTTGTCATATCTGAATACAGTTTAGTTGACGGATATGACTACGAATTCTTAGATGAAGTGACGGTAAAAGGCAAGTCAGAACCAGTTAAAATATACACCATCAGAAAATAATACTTGACACTTCTGCTCACTTTTGGTATAATTACAAACATATGAAGAAAAATCTTCAAGGTATTTAGGGAACTCAATATGGAACTTAATGAAGTCGCTGCAAACTTAGAAAAACATGAAGCTGTGTGTGCAGAAAGATGGAAAACTGCGTTCAATAAATTCAGTGATGTTGAAAAACAAATTAATAGAATCGAGACAATAATGATTGGAGTAGCAGGCACACTAATACTTGGCGGAGTAACTACAATCGGAACAATAATCTCAATGCATCCCTAACGGAGACAATATGCAAAAAGAATACAAAACAAAAGATATGAAACCATCATACACTAAAAAGAAAGAAGAAGCACTTCCTATTTATAAAAAAAGAAATCATTGGTGTTTCAGACACAACGGAAACTTACATAAGTTTGAATCCGAATCTGAAGCGAAAGAAATGTATAAAGCACTAAATTAATATGAGTAACAGTATAGAAGAAGCTTTGAAAAAAGCAGTTGAGAAAACAGACTCAACAAAAGTTGTCGAAGGAGAAGGCGCAGAGCCCTCAAAAGAACTTTCAGCAAGAGTTAAAAAACTTATGGCTAGAAAGACAAATCTAAGACGACAGCGCAGACAAAAATTACCTAGAAAACTACGATGAAGAAAAAGCTTTCCCATGAGGAACGCTATAAGATCTGCAAAGAATGCCCGAACCTAAATAAAAGGTGGAAGGTATGTAAAGTTTGTAATTGTTTTATGCCCTTAAAAACAAAAATTCGTTGGGCAGAGTGTCCTGAGGAACCCCCTCGTTGGACTTAAGGAGATGGAGATGGCATTAACTGCAAAACAGAAAAAACTACCAAAGGCTTTACAAAGAGCTATTCTTGCCAAGCAAAAAGGCATGGGCAAGAAAAAGAAAAAGAAAGGTGGAAAAAAGAAAAGAAGTAGAGGATAACTGGCTTACTTATTTTTATTCCATTAAGAATGTCTGCCCTTGGAGTTACGAGAGTTACAAGAAGGGCAGAATTTATATAACAGAGTTTACAGAAACTAAAGTTATAGAAACTGAACAAAACTGGAACAGGGATAACTACGACGCAGTAGTATATTTAACAGGTATGTCAGTAGATGAATTAGACAAGTTTGTAGAAGATAGAAATAACGAACAAGATTCATGTGAGTATCTTTGGTCACATCCAACATTTACAAAAGGAGGTAATAGGCAAACAAGCCAACCTATAGTCATTCAACAAGACAGAGCGTTCTTAACAGAACTTAGAGAGAAACACAGTGGCAGTTAGAAAACGAAGAAGAAAGGCGGCTAAAAAGAAACGCAATATTCCAACTAACTCTAGACTATACTCTACAGTAAAAGCTGCAGCTAAACGAAAATTTGCAGTTTATCCAAGTGCCTATGCAAATGCATGGCTTGTACGAGAGTACAAAAAGCGAGGAGGTAAGTATCGTCGTGGTTAATAAACGAAAACATAAAACCTATATTAAAAAAAGAGATGTTTACACAAAAGCATCTGGAGCTCGCAAAGCAGCTAAGAAATATGGGTTGAAAGGGATTCACTCACATGGCAGAGGAAAGAATAAAAGATTCATGCCAGGCAGTTCCCATGGTGCTTATTTAAGAGCAGTACGCAGGAAGAAAAATGGCTAGAGCAGGTGGATTAACTAAATGGTTTAAACAAAAATGGGTTGATATCGGACGTCCCAAAAAGAAAGGGAAGTATCAACCATGTGGTAGAGGAAAGGCAAAGACCTCTCGAAAAGGCTACCCAAAATGCGTACCTCTAGCGAGAGCAAGAACTATGAGCAAAGCTCAAAAGAAGTCAGCCGTTCGTAGAAAACGAGCAGTAAGGCAGGGCGTTAGAGGGAAACCAACAAATGTTCGAACAGTCGCCAGAAGAAAAACTAAAAGACGCACGAGAAGCAGAGGCTAAATTTGCTGACTGGGCATTAAAAAGAGTACTTCCCGGCAACTTTATGGAAAATTATTATCAATTACGAAAACAATACGAGGAAGAAAATGGTAGAATGGTTAAAGATTAAATGGTTACAATTCTGTAACATTGTTTCAGGTCAAGACAAGAACTGGGACGGCGAAGTCGATATCAAAGATAAAATGATAGAAGCAGAGCAAAAAGCTAAAAGCTAAAATTCATTAGCTAAGTCATATAAGGACTAGCATGGACAGACGAGAAACTGCAAACGAGATTCTACAAATAGTAAGGATGTCGCTTAAATTCAAAAAAGCTATAGAGCATAGACTTGCGTGGAGTCAGGAACTTCGTAGTTTATTAGATTTACCACGCACTAAAAATAATAAAGAATTATTAAAAACTCATTTAAAAAATGGGACGGAACAGGGATAACCTGTTTAGGAAAAGAAAATGGCAAGACAAGGCGGATTTCTTAGCGGACCAAGTGTACATGGTACATCAAAGTTAGCTAAACACAAACTAAAAAGAGGACTTACTAGAGACCTCAACTCAGCAGCAGGAACTTTTGTTAATACAAAAACTCCTATGTCCACTCCAGGTGGATTCTACGGAGCTGCTCCGAAGGCAATCGGACCAAGATTCGGCAAAACAGTCAACCCTAAAAGGGCTAGATTTAGTAAAAAAGGTGCAAGCCGAATATTACGTAGAAGATAAATATTATTCACAAAGACTTTCATAATTTTATGAAAGCAGGACGACTTAATAAGGTCGTGGACATGATTCATAATGGCACTAACGACAGCAGAAAAAGCAAGACTAAAAAGGGCAGGACTAAGCGGTCTAAATAAACCAAAAAGAACTCCCAAGCACCGAACCAAAAAAGCTGTAGTAGCTGTACGAGTTGGTGGCAAAGTGAAAATCATTCGCTTTGGAGCGCAAGGCATGGGACATAATTATAGTCCAGAAGCACGACGCAGTTTCAAAGCGAGACATGCTAAGAATATCGCAAGAGGTAAATCTTCAGCAGCCTATTGGGCAAACAAAGTATTTTGGGCAGGTAAAGGTGGTTCAAAGAAAAGACCACCTCGCTCCCAAAAAAGACAACTTGGAATCAAACGAAGGAAATAATGAGTACAATACCAAAAGTAATTGACCGCAGAGAAGTATGGCTAGATGCAATATCTATTGATGCGGCAGACATGTTATCAAGATTACAAAATCGCAAACTTAATGGAATCACTCTCTCTGATAAAGAAGAGGATCTTTGTGAAATAACAACTGGTTACTTATATCTTCTTAGACTTTGTAAAGAATATGGAATGTTTGATTCCGATGACCCGTTTAATTTATTTGAAAAAGAGACCCTACATTGATTGAAATCAGCCGTTCAGATATTGTATCTGACTATCACATGGATTTAACTCCAGAAGTTCGTTTTATTAAGTTACCTATTGAAGGATACTTAGATTTATTAAATGTTACTCCAAACTCATCTCAGACTGCAATTATCAATGCAATCAATAATCCCAAATATCGTTTTATCACTGCAGCCGTATCACGGAGACAGGGCAAAACTTATATTAGCAATATTATAGGACAGCTAACATGTTTAGTACCGGGCTCTCATGTATTGCTTATGTCACCAAATTACTCACTATCCCAAATCTCATTTGACTTACAGAGAAATCTCATCAAGCATTTCGATTTAGAGGTAACACGAGATAACGCAAAAGACAAAGTTATTGAACTATCGAATGGTTCTACTATACGAATGGGTTCTATTAATCAGGTAGACTCAGTAGTTGGTAGAAGTTATGAT